ACCTAGAAAATTTAACTTTGAAAGGTATACTTGATGCTTTTAGACAGCTAGTGTTTCAAAAAGGCGTAAACGTGCTGGTAATAGACCCCTGGAATATGCTAGACCACAGTGCCCAGCGCGATTTTACCTACATAGGAAAACTATTAAGTGAAATAACGCAGTTTTGCCAGCAGACCAATACGCACCTGTTTTTAGTAGCACACCCTAGAAAAATAGAAAGCGATAACGGCGTATTTAAAAAGCCTAATTTGTACGATATTAGCGGCAGCGCAGACTTCTACAATAAGGCTTATAACGGTCTAGTGTGCTTTAGGTCTGTAGGGCAAAAGACAGAATACAAAAGCGACCTAGTAACTATATACGTAGAAAAAATAAAACGTAAAGAAAATGGGCAGCTGGGACAGTTTGACCTAGCGCCAGACTTCCATAACGGCGGCGTATATAAACCAATAGGCAAAGCCAGTAAAACTTTTGAAGTAATAAAAGACACTAACGTACCTTGGGACTAGGTATATAACATAAATTAACATAGATTAACATAATGGATAACATACAATATAAAGCTATGTCCTGGGCGCTAAAAAACGGTATAAAAATATACATAGTAGCAACTAAAAAAGGGCTAGGTATAGTAATAGAAGACAACGGTAAAAAGGTCCGCAGCCCAGATATATACACTAATAATAAAGAAGCCAGCGCTAAAATATGGGAACTTTATACTTATCTTTATAAAAAATATAATAAATAAATACTATGTATATAACATTTTTTCCTATTTACGGTTTTGTGCTGGGTATAAATTATACAGATAGCTACGCACGCGGTAAAGAGGTAACACACTACAACGAACACCAGCTACAGTTTTTATTCTTATTTTTTGGTATTACTATAGGCTGGTATACAGACTGCTGGTATAAAGGCTAAAAAGCATAACTATAGGCTGGTATACTAATATATAAAAAATGTCAAAGCCAGATATATTTTTAAAAAGGGACTTAGAACGGCTTAAACTAGAGAAGTCCGAACTATACCAAAGGGTTATACAACTGGAAGCCGAAAACGGTCTACTGCGTACACAAATCAAAATAAAGTTTGGTTTAAAGGTAGAATAACTAACCTGTAAAACCTAAAAAGTTTAAGATTAATTTGCAAGTATAGATTTTTTGTATATCTTTGCTAAACAAATAACAATTAAAAACAGAAAAATGGTTTATTCAAAAACACAAATTATTCAACAGGTAAGAGAATTATTACCTAGTACACAATTTTATTTAACAAAAGACGGTAACTTGACAATGTCTTTAGAAGGCGAATTTATAGACCACGAATGGCAAAAAGGCACTTTTATAAATAAATAGAAATAAACAGGGGGTGTAAAAACCCCCTTTTTAAATAACACTAAAAACAGAAAAATGAATACTTTAAACACCTTTAACCCTAATAATTACGAAGCACATTATAACCGCAGAATAGATGCAGATAACCTTAGCTATAGTTTATATAGAAAAAATGAAACATTTGAAATAGGCTATGTACAATATAACGCTAGGACTAACTTCGCACACGTTACAATAGGCGACCTTAGCGAAGAAAAATTTGAATACGATTTTACCCTAGCTATTGAAAATAGAGAAATTGAACTACAATAAAACTAAAAACAACTATAGTAACAAGCCCACCAATACGGTGGGTTTTTTTATGCTTATTAGTTTACGGCGTTTTTATGTACTTTTGCAATATGGCTATACAAAATACACAACAGAAAAAAGCAGCGATGCTAGAAGCCCTAGAAAAAAGCCTAGGCGTAGTAACTACCGCCTGTAAGCAGGTGGGAATAGCTAGAAAAACTTACTACTTATGGCTAGCTAAAGACAAAGAATTTAAAGCCGCTGTAGACGATATTAGTAACGTAGCCCTAGACTTTGCAGAAAGCCAGCTACATAAACTTATACGCGAAGAAAACCCTACAGCTATTATTTTCTACTTAAAAACAAAAGGTAAGAAGCGCGGCTATATAGAACGCCAGGAAATAGCACACGACGGCGCTATAGAAAGCAAGCTAATAGAATGGAAGCCAGCAAACAAAAAGTAAGCGAAAGCTGTAATATACAATTTTACCAAACCCTTAATAGTAAAGCTAGAATAAAAATACACCAAGGCGGTACTAGAAGCGGTAAGACCTACGCTATTTGTCAGTACCTAGTATACCGTATTACAACAGCAAAAGAACCGCTAACTATTGATATAGTACGTAAAACACTACCAGCTATTAAAGGTTCTGTACAGCGCGACCTAATAGGAATACTACAGCGCCTAGGTATATACTACCGCGGCGTACACAACAAAAGCGAAAACACCTTTAAGTATAACGGCTGTACTATAGCGTTTCTGTCTGTAGACGAACCACAGAAAATACGCGGTAGAAAGCGCGATATATGCTTTATAAACGAAGCTAACGAATTACACTTTGAAGACTTTAGACAGCTTAATATGCGTACTACTGAACAGGTTATAATTGACTTTAACCCTTCTGACCCTGTACACTGGCTATATACAGAACTAATAGACGTAGACCGCGACGACGTAGACACCTGGATAACAACTTACCAGGATAACCACTTCCTACCAGCTGAACTAGTACGCGAAATAGAACTACTTAAAGACCGCGACCCAGACTACTGGCGTGTATTTGGCGAAGGGCAGCGCGCTGTATTTAGTAGCCGCCAGATATTCCAAAACTGGACCTATATACCTTACGCAGAATTCCCAGACCTGGACTACCACCTAGGGCTAGACTTTGGTTTTACTAATGACCCTACAGCTGTAGTTAAAGTAGCTAAGAAGGGTAACAAGCTATACGTACACGAACTGTTATATAAGACAGGACTAACAAACCGCGATATAGCCGACTTCCTGAAGGCGCAAGGCTTAAACCATACGTTAATGTTTTGCGATAGCGCCGAACCTAAAAGTATAGTAGAACTTAAACAAATGGACTGCCTAGCTAAGCCAGCTATAAAGGGCGCTGGTTCTATTACCGCTGGAATATCGCTACTAAAGGAATTTGACGTAATAATAAGCCAGGAAAGTAGCAACCTAATTAAAGAACAACAGAACTACTACTGGCAGCAATTAAAGGACGGTACGGTAATAAACACGCCAATAGATAAGCATAACCACCTATGCGATGCGCTGAGGTATAGTACCTATAGTTTATATAAAAACCGTAACGACTTTTTTGTAATTTAAAAATAGTAAATTTGTAAAAATTTAAGTATGGCTAGCCTTTTAGACAGAATTTCAAAACTTATTAGTAAGAACGCCCAACAGACAGCAGCAGAATATAACCGCGCTATATACCAATACTTAGGCGAAAGTATTTTATGGAACCCAGAAAACGACAGAAGCTATATAGACGAAGGCTACCGTAAGAACGCTACAGTATATTCGCTGGTAAACATTATTACCAAAGCAGCTACTACTATACCCTTCCAGGTCTACGAAAAACAAAGCGATAACGACTTGAAACGCTACAAGGCGCTAACAAGTGGCACGCTAGATAGTAGTACTATGTACCAGGCTAAGATGCTACAGAAGAACGCGCTAGTAGAAGTTAAAGACACCGCACTACACCAACTGCTAGACAGACCAAACGCGGCGCAGTCTTATAACAGCTGGCTAACTGAACTTATAGCCTTTGGTAAACTAACTGGTAACCGTTACGTATATGGTATAGGACCAGATAGCGGACCTAACCAAGGTAAGTATACTGAACTATATGTACTACCTAGTCAAGTAGTAGAAATAGTATCTAACGGTATAATGCAGCCTATTAAAGAATACCGTATAGAATATAACGGTAACTATAGTATGGACGCAGACTGCGTACTACATATAAAAGACTTTAACCCTTACTACGACGGTACAGGCAGCCACTTATACGGTCAAAGCCCACTACGCGCTGGTCTTAGAAGTTTAACAACAAACAACGAAGCCGTAACTACAGGGGTTAAATATCTACAGAACCAGACCGCTAGGGGTGTACTTATGTCCGAGGAAGGCGACCTAAACGAAGTACAGGCGCAACAATTAAAGGATAAATTTAGACAGCAATACCAAGGTAGTAACAATGGCGGCGACGTTATTATAACACCTAAGAAACTTAGCTGGGTAAACTTTGGTTTAAACGCTGCGGACGTTTCACTAATAGACCAGTATAACGCATCTATAAAAGATATTTGTAACATATTTAACGTACCAGTACAGCTACTAAACAATACAGAAGCCAGCACGTATAACAATATGAAAGAAGCCAAAAAGGCTTTATACCAAAACGCTGTTATACCAGAACTAGTAAAACTACGCGACGAACTGAACCGCTGGCTGGTCCCAATGTACGGCGACAACCTATACCTAGACTTTGACTTTACAGCCATACCAGAACTACAGGAAGAAAACGACAAAGTAGTACAACAGCTAAGCGCTGCCTGGTGGATAACACCAAACGAAAAACGCGCTGTAATGAACTACGGCAAAGACGAAGACACGCCAGCTATGGACGACTACTATATACCTAGTAACCTACTACCAGTAAGTAACCAGGATATAGAAATACCAGAACCAGCGCCTATGGCTGTAGATATAGAAGAAGAAAAACGCCTAATAAAAGAAGCGCTTAAAGATATTGTAGTAAACGCCGAAACTGTAGAAGTTAAAGCTAAAGTACCTGGAATGACAGACGTATATACTACAGAAGAAGAAGCACAGGCACGCGCTGAACAGTTAGGCGGCAGCGGTACACACCAGCACACCTTTGACGGCGAAGAAGTATATATGCCCTTTGACACCCACGCAGAATACGAAGAAGCTATAGCTGAAAGTAAAAAGCAAATGTCTGACAAGCTAAAGACTGCACTAGAAAAAAAAACTAACGACCATAACGAAGAAGTAGGCGACGACGAAAGTAAGCGTACTACTGTAGGT